CCGTCTTCGTCAGGTGCTTGGAATAGTCGCTCAAAATTTGCAAGTAACTCTCGGAACTTAGCAAAAAAAAACTAACGACCCCCCAAACATCGCCAACCTTGGCGTGGGTTTTCAGCAGTTCGGCTCTATCGGCATGGCCTGCGCCATCGTACTTTTTGGGGAACCAACCGAACCAACCCGCCTCCCGGCACAGGGTCGCCATGATGCGGTGCAGGTTTTGCACCAGTTGGCGTTCATCGGTCGTGTTCATGTCCATCAGGTCGATAAGCTGCCCAGCGGTTAACTCATCCGTAAACACCGTGGGAATCCACCACTTGCCCCCTGCCTTGAACTTCCGCTTGTAGGCAAGGGCAGGCAATTCGTTCCATTCCTTGACGATGGCCTTATATCGCTTTGTAAGGCTTTTGGCAGACATATCTCTGACGATGGCTACCTCTACCCCTTCCACAATCGCAACCACGCCAACACGCTTGTCAGCATCGTTAAGTGCCGGGGAGAACTCCAAGGCGGCTATCCGTTGGAATTGGTCGATGGTAAGGTCTTGCAGTTTCATAGTTTGGTTTTGCAAAAATTAAGAGCCGATTCAATGACTTGGTGCATATCATAGTATTTATATTCAGCAAGCCTCCCACCAAAGTAGACGTTTGGCAAGGAATCCGCTAAAGCCTTGTATGCTCGATAAATTGCGTTGTTTCGCTCATCGTTTACCGGATAGTAAGGGTCGGTCTGCTCCACGATGTACGGCGTGGGGAACTCCGTGCTGACCCAAGAGCCTTCCGTCTGCACGCCTTCAAAATGCTTGTGTTCAATGGTTCGGGTGTAAGGGATTGACTTATCGCAGTAGTTCATTACAGGGCAACCTTGCACGTTCTCGCTTGAGTAATAGCGATGTTTGTGGATGACGGTCTTGTACTCCAGCGGGCCGTGTTTGTATCGGAAGAACTTGTCAATAGGCCCGGTATAGATTAGGGTCTTGTATTCGGGCAACTGGGATGTAAAAAAGTCCGTGTCAAGCATTACAGGAATGCCGTCCAGCAGTTTGTCAAAAATCTGCGTATAGCCTCCAATGGGAATGCCTTGAAAGGTATCGTCAAAATAGTTGGTATCGTAGGTAAAGCGAACAGGTAACCGTTTGACGATGCTTGCTGGTAGAGTGTTTGCATCCCTCATCCATTGCTTTTCGGTGTAGCCCTTTATCAGCAATTCGTACACCTTGCCACCGACCTTCTTGATTGCAGCGGTTTCCAAGTTTTCCTCGCCTGTGATGAATTGAGAGTTTTTGGCGATGTGATACTTTGCTTCCTTCGGCGTTCGTGCGTTGTATGCTTTCTCAAAGGTGTGCATAGAAAATGGCAGGGAATATATCTGCTCTTTTGCCGTAGCCATTACCTGCAAGCGAAACGGCTTAAACTCTGCGAATTGGTTAATCCAAGCCCATACCTCGGCATTGTTGGTGTGGAAGATATGCGGCCCGTAGGTGTGGATGTTGATGCCATCCCTTTCCTCGGTGTAGCAATTCCCACCGATGTGGTTGCGTTTCTCCACCACCACCACCGACTTGCCTTGGTCGTGCAGGTGCTTGGCGCAGATAGCACCAAAGAATCCCGAACCGACAACCATAAAGTCAAACATTAGTCGCCAAAGATTGTAGGCCAAAGCCGCTCAAATGCGTGTCCAAAGCCACGGCATCCCGTGTCGGGTTCGCCATTGGTGAAAAACTGAATGGCTTTTTCGTAAAACGAAAGCGGATGGCGGCGAATTGCTTCCTTGCTTACTGCAAAAATTGCGCCTGCACCAAAGTAGATGTTGCTGTTGAAGTCCTCGCCAAGCAAAGCGTGGACAACCTCAGGAACAAGATTGGGCCAGCAATGGTATGGCCATGCGTTGCAGTTTAGCCCTTGAATTTGCAGCACCCAGTTAGACAGGTTTCTAAATGGCTCATCCAAACCTTCGTCAATAATTAGCTGCACCTTGGCTAAAAAGTCATGGCAATGCGGAAACGGGTCTGCTTGCGTAAACACCGTGACATCGGCAAGGTCAGCGTAATTGCTGATAATGTGGTGCAAGTAGGTATGCGACTCCCTGCCGATGTTGGTCAAATGCTCGCAAGGTCTGCCACAGTCTTCGCCCTTGTTGTAGATTTTGACTTGGCATTGCAAGCCGTCAAGCCAAGCAAGGTCTTCGTTGTACCGGGCGACAACAAGTTCCATGGCTAAAACGTAACGACAAATTTATCAGGCGCAGGCCATCCCTTGCAGGCATTGTAAACGGTCATCCCTTCAGCTTTACCAATCCAATGCTCTGCCTGCCATCGGTGTTCCCGAATCGGCTCGCCAAGTTTGCGGATGTGGGATGACTTGGCCCACCAAAACGTGCCAGCAAAGTAGGGGTAGCCATCAGGGTTGTTGTGGTCGGCAATCTGCGGAAATTCCTCTTTGGTCAGCCAATAGGCTCCAACCGCATCCACGTTCTCCAGTTCTGCGATGGCTCGTTCCCATGCGACCACGTTGAAGAATATCATCGACCTGCACCAAAGTTGGTTGATGAGGGATGGGTCGGAACTGCCCTTGGTGTGAGCGTAGAGGTAGGCCGCATCCTCGTCTTGGCTTGCCCGGTACATCTCGGTGAGGGTGGCCTGCTCGTAGGCATTGGTGCGAGTTACCACCACCTTGACCTTGGCGGCAATAAGCGACCCCTCCAAGATTTCCTTGACGACTTTGCGCTGGTCGGGAGGGCCAACGATACCGACCCGTATCTCGTCCAAATGCTCGATAAGCCCGTAATTGCATAGGGCCATCATGTGCTGGTTGAGGATAAGTTGCCACTGCCCTCCACCTCCGCAGTATATGTGATAGTAGTGGACGAGTTTCATGAGGCAAAGTTACACCACCAAGTACTTGCCCGAATTGCTTACGGCCAATTTGTTGAGGGCGACATACCGCAGGGCATCGCAGGCGTGGTTAAACGAATCGATGGGAACCCCTGTGTCCTTGCCGTCCTTGTCCGTTGCCCATGTGTAACTGCGCAGTTCCTTGATGATGTTGGTGGAATCCTTGGTGACGTGGAGGTTGAAACGCTTTACCACGTCAATCCCCTGCCTGATTGAATCAGGGCCTTTCGATGCGGGTTTGATGTTGAACCCCAATCGGTATATCTCCTCAATACTCTTTGGTTCTGCTGAATCAGCCACAATCTCCCACGCCCTTGTAATGCCAAACTCCTTGAACTTGGCGGCGATGTCGCTGTTGGTCAGGCCCCTGTTGTAGAGCAGTTCATGCACGAACAGGTCATCGCCTCTGCGGTACACTGCGACCAATGCCGTAGGGTCTGAACTGAAGCCCCAATCGAGGCCGTAGGCAACGAATTTCATCGTAGATGGGTCTATGCCATCAACCACCGAGAAGTCGCCGTATATCGCACCCTGTAGCGTTCCCACTTGACCGAGGCCGTACACCTTCCACCAGTTGGCCCAGTATGCGGAATGCTCTGCCTTGGCTTGGTTGCGTTCAATATCAATGCGAATCGTATCGGGCAGGGCTTCGTTGTCCTGATAGGTGAGAATGAGGAACTCCGCATCGGTTTCGGGCAGGACTTCCGTGTGCGCCCAAAATTCGTGCGTAGGGTTAAAGTCGATGTATATCTCCTGCGATGTGCGGATTGCAAGCTGGTAGTAGGAATCGAAGTCGATGTTGTTGGCCTCGTTGATGTACAGCAACTGCCGCCTTGCCCCACGCAGGCGAGCCTCGGAATCAGCAGAGAAAAACTCGATGGTTGAACCGTTGGCGAAGTTGTATTGCAGGAGCGTTTTGTTCCAACGGTCGGGAACCCACCTCCCTGTCCATTGCATAATCTTGGCGAAGTCCTTAATCGCTCCCCTGCGCAGGTGAGGCACGGATTCGGACACTACCGAAATCTCTGACTTGCCATGCTTGGCAGCGTGGTCGATAAGAATTGCAAGGATGCCAAAGGTCTTGGATGCAGAGGTGCCGCCTTGAATCACCTTCTTTCGGGCAGACATCGCCCGAATTTTCTTGATGGCTGTGGTGTACTTAAACTCCATCCCCGAACAGGGGTTGCTCGATGTGGATGCTGGTTTCCTGCTTCTCGACCAAGCCGTTCAACCGTTGCGTGATAGAGGGGTTGTAGATGCCCGCCATGCCGCCTTTGATTTGGTCGGCTCGTATCGATTCCTTTATGCGTGAGCAGACGGCGGAAAATTCTTCGTATGCTCCCCCTTTATTGCTAAAATAATCTCTTCCCCCATCTGCAATGCCCTTATCCCAAAGGTGTAGTTTGAACCCCTCCATGGTCAAAGGTGCTTCTTTTTCCCGATAAACCTGCACGGCTTTTGGCCCAATCCAATCCTTGACAAGAATGGGATGCTCCTTGGTTTTATCGGAGTATTCCATGAACTCATCCCAAAGGTCTTCGGGTGTCTTGAATGTTCTCGGCCTACCTGCTGGCATCAGTATTCAATTTTGTCAATTAGTTGGTCAATCTTGTCCACGATTTTCATCTTTACGGCGTAGGCATTGGGTGCGTTGGATTCATCCACCGCAGTAATGCAGTCGCACAGGGTCGAAATGACCATCATCAGGGATTCCGTCCTTGCTTGGATTTGCTCCTCTTGATTTGATTTTTTAGTCGAGTTCGCCAAGTTCTCGTAATTTGTTCCTGCTCCAGCCAAGGGCAGCCTTGCCACCCCAAAGCAGGTATGAGATATAACCGCAGTCGCTGGTAGAGTCAGCGTTATCGTAGTAGGTTTCTGCACGGCTGAGGTAGGAGTGCATACGCTTGATTGTTTCCAGCGAAATCCCCTCACCGCTTGCAAGCTGCTGCGCCCTGACCTTGCCTGTTTGTGTAGCGCATTTGTTGCCATTACGCTCGTTGAGTTCAATGCCACGCTTGGCGTTGTTGCGTACCCCTTCGCCATAGTCGGCATAAGATTCAAACGCTTGACGCTTGTGGTTAGCATACAGGTTGCTGCAAACTGCCAGCCGTTGCTGGGCATCGGGAAACTCTGCCATGGTATTAGCGTTGGACATACAACGGCCAAGGAATTGGTCGCTGGTTTCATTGCTTTGAGGTGTTGGTAAGGGCATGGGTGACGGTGTGTTGATTGGCTTCGGCAAAGGTGTCTGCCTCTTGGTAAATGTATTGAAGGGCAGATTTTACGCAATCGGCACACCACCAATTCGTGTTGGGTCTGCCATGGGCAACAAGGATGGTTTGCAGGTCATGGACGGCTTCGGGCGACAGCCGCATATACAGGTGAGCTTGGTATTGCTCCCAGTAGTGCCGGTGCTTTTGGGCAAGAAGGAACTGGTCTTGAGTCATCGGTTCGTCAGTTGCAGGATGACAACGGTAAGCCCTGCCGAGGCAAGGCCGTACAGGATAGCAGCAAAAATCACCACGGCATTGAAATTAAAAACCGTAATTCCAAACATAAAGCCAAGCCAAAACGATAGGCAGGTAACGCAGCTGAACGGCTTGTGCCTGCCAAGCCATGTCTTGTACCACCAACCGGGCAGGACGTGGTATTCGGCAATGGCGAGGGCGGCAAGGCTACTGACGAGGAGCGGTAGTATCATTTCCATGGTTTAAAAGGATTGCGGCCTTGATTTTGGCCTTGGCTTGTTCGATAGAATAGATTACCGAGCGGTACGGGATGCCCGTTTCTCGGCTTAATTTCTTCATGTTGCCTGTGGCCATGTGAAGTTTCAGCAGTTCCTTGTCATAGGGAAACGCCCCCTCCTTGGCCCAAGAATCCATCTCGGCCTCGGCTATCGCCCACATATCGTCCATGAGCGAGTTGTATTCTTCATGTGTCATATCGGCGTTGGGGTCGATTTCTTCATTAGTGTCGTGGTGGCGGTATTTTTGTGCAAACTGGTTGTTTTTGCCTCGGTAGAGGTTCAGCAGCAAACGGACAACGTAGAACTTGAAGTAACCTTGGGAGTGGATTTGCAGGATTTTGTCGGGGTCTTTCTCCAGCAAAATTAGTACGCATTCCTGTTCCAAATCCCGCCAAAGCGGGTCGCCGCCTGTGATGGTGACGCAGGCTTTGCGGATTTCGCCGCTGCGGTAAAGGTCAAGGATAATCTGCTCCGCTGATGCCATGCGCAAAGATATTGCAAAAAAAAGGGCCAGCTTTACGCTGACCCTTAACCGAATCTCACGGTCAAGCCTCTTATCGGGGTGCTGACCGACGACATAAGTCGCACTTAATCACAAATATAACCATCATAAAGATGTCGCAAGTAATCCTGTGCATTGTGCAAAACTTTTTTTCTTATCAATTTTAATTCGGAATTTGCCCGCAAATCGCTGAAATAGGTGACGTTGTTCTTGATTAAAGTAGAATGCCTGCGCTTTAGAATGCTGCCTATTTCGCTGTAGGTAAACAAAAATTCGGAGTAGGCGATGTCGGCTACCATATTGCGTGCAAGGACGTTTTTTCTCTTGCGGTTCACCGAAACAATAGCACTGGGCGTGGTATTGAAGATTTGGGCCACTTCTTGAATCATGTGGTAGATTACGCTTGTGGTCATGGCTTCGGGGGTTGAGGATACATCCAATGGCTGACTTCATGCACCCACCATACATCGTTGTGGATGTTGGTGAATGTCGGCGTAGGGTTATCTCTAAGCCAAGCCACGGCGTAGTTGCCATCGTGCAGGGCAATGAAGACCTCCTCCATCTTGTCGGGCATTGTTTCAGGGGTTAGGCGTGTCCATTCCATGGCTTAGGCTTTTTTAGCGTTAAGGACGTGGCCAAGCAGCACCCAGTTCACCCGCCATGGGCTGATGGTTTCGGCATGGTCGGGGGTAAGGCAGGTCGCACAAGCCTTGCGGATGTGCAGTTGCCAGCGGCGGAAATCGATGGGGGTTGGTTTCATAGGTTTGGGTTTAGTGGTTAATTATTAATTTTTGAGAGCCATTGGATATAAACCCGCCTTGCAATTTGTGCTATCATTACTGGGGGAACACTCATTCCAATCAAGTATTGAGGTTTATTTTTTAAAAAGTTGTAATCTTTTGGATAAGAACCACACTCACAAAGCTCGTCAAAATTCCTGTGTCTTGGTTGGTCAAATAAAACGCATAAATCACTTCCAGTAATCGTATTAATACTGTCATCGTCCTTGTAAATAAACTTATAATTAAAATGCATATTTAGTTTGCCAAATTGTCTTAAATTAATATCCTCAAAACCTATATCGCCGTTTTTTCTTGCTTCCCAAATTTTTTGCATATTTTCGGTAAGAGGTCTATCGGTGTAGTTTTTGTAAATTTTATCAAACGTAATTTTTTTTTCATCAAAATATAAATCCAATTTAGGAGCAACTGTGAACATATCTGCTTGAGATAAAAAAATGTCAGCTAAGTCATCCCTTAAAGCAATAAAAAAAACTCTTTCTCTTTTTTGAGGAACACCCATTTTTGAACTATCTAAAAGCCAGTGTTGAACATAATAACCAGCACCTTGAAACTGTTCGTATATTTTTCTAACATAAGCCTTTGCATTACCCAAAAGAAGCCCTTTAACATTTTCGGCTATAACGACTTTTGGTTGCAGTTTTTTTGCTAAATCAATAAAATCAAAAAACAAAGTGTCAAGGACTTGTTTTGCTTGACCTTCTTTAAAAACTTTTTTCTTACCCCAATCTTTTTCTCTATTACCACTTATTGAAAAGCTACTACAAGGTGGAGAGCCGTCCAATATGTCTAACTGGTATAGTTCATCAGGAAGGTCGTCACGAAGTTTGAATGTTTGGATTGGTTCTAAATAAGTATACTTAGGATTGTGATTAGTCTTGTACGCTTCAATCATTTTAGGGTCAATCTCGTTACATCCTAAAACATCAAAACCAGCCAACTTATATCCCATTGTTGAACCACCTCCACAAGCAAAACAACTAAAAACCTTGCCTTTATCTTTTGTAAAAACTGCGTCTTTTAACGTCCAATTATATGGGAATTGATGTTCCATGTGGTTTAAGTTTAGTTTGGTAAAGTTATGCACAAGTTAGGAACATTCGTTTAATAATTGCTGGAAGTCCTCAACGCTTCGGATGACCTCGTAGCGATACCCGGCCTCTTCGACCAAGCCTTGCCACCACTTTTGGGATAGGGATTGCTTGCCCTTGGGTGCCTTGAACTCAAGGAATATTGCGCCTTTGGGGGATAGGTAGGTCATATCGGCAACGCCAGCGGTTAGGCCGATGCCCTTGAGGAAGTAACCGTTAGCACGGCTTCGGGGGTTGTTGAGGTTCAGGAATAGCAGACCCTCCTCCTTGGGTCGCAGCATAGCGAATAGCTTGACGCAGGCGGCTTGCAAATTATATTCTTCCATCATGTAATGCTTGGATATTCGTTTGCTTTGGTGAATGGCAGTAGGCACTGGATGCCTGCAGTGCCAAGCATTCCGTTGCGGTTCTTACGGACGATGACTTCCATCAGGTCTTGCTCCTTGGTTTTGTCATGCTCATAGGGTCGGTACACAAAAGCGATTTTGTCAGCATCGAATTCAAGTTGACCTGTTTCCCGAAGGTCTGACATAATAGGGCGATGGTCTGCTCTGCCTTCGGTTGCACGAGATAGCGATGACACCACCACCCCGAACACCTTCTGCCTTTTGCAAATGCTTTTCAAGGTTTTGCTGATGTTAGTCATTTGCTCAATTTTGGCCTTGGGCTTGTCCATCTTAAAAGGTTCAATGAGTTGAAGGTAATCAAGAAAGAATCCGCAAACGCCGTACTTGGTTTTCAGTTTGGCTATTTCGCCTTCAATCCGGTCAAGGTTGGCTTGGTGCAGGTCAACGATGTACAACGGCTTGGATTTAAGCAAATCAGCTTTTTGCCCCAAGGTAAGGAATTGGTCGGAGGTTATTCGCTCGATTGGGTTCAGGAAGTGCGAGCCATCCATCTCAGCAAGGTTGGAAAGCATCCGTTGGATTAACTGGTCGGCACTCATTTCCATTGTAAAGAACACCACAGGAATACCAGCCATGGCTTGGTTCATGGCGATTTGCAAAGCAAGCAAGGTCTTGCCCATCGCAGGACGACCACCAAGCAGGATGAACTCGGATGGCTTAAATCCTGTAAGAAGTCGGTCAATCGGGAAAATATAGGTAGGGTAAACCGAATCCTTGCGTCTGCCTTCCCTGACTTCGTTCATGTTTATCAGGTACTCCTTGGCAAGTTCATGGGCGGTGGTTTCGCTGGCGTTGGTTTCCACGGCTTGCATGGCTTGGTATCGGGCAAATGCTCTTGGAATATCCCGGTCAACGGCAAGGTCTGCCATGATTTGCTGCTCCTCCCTTTGCTTCCATGCTTGGTTTAAGTCGGCGGCGTAGGTCTTCCAATCGGAGGTGATGGTAATGCCATCCGCAATAGCACCAAGGTCAAGGGTGACAAAGGTTTGACCGTTCTCCACAAAGTACTGGTGCAGGGTCACCAAGTCCACGGGCCGCTCTGCTCGGTGCAAAGCTTCAATGCCTCGGTAAATAAAGACGTTGTTTCCTGTGAACAGGCGTTCGGGGATTTGCATCAGAAACGATGCTCGGTCGATAAACGAGTCCAGCAGGCAAGACAAGAGCCTGCGTTCAGCGGAAATAAGGTAGGTCTTCATCTTCGGATTCAGTTAGTGGTCTTGCAAAGGTATTGGTTCGGACGATGGTCTGGTCTTCCCATCGGGCTTGATTGAGGTAGGTTGCGGCATGGGGTACGAACTGCACCTCGGTATTGGCGTAAAGCCTTGCGATGTTGGCGATGGCCTTCTGCTGGTTCTCATCGGATAGCTTGGCGAAGGCTTTGGATGCTAATTGCTTGGATGTCTTGCGGGGATATGCATCCCAAAATTGAGCAAAAGCCACACTCGAATCCCTCTTTGGCATTTTGATTCTTCCTTCTTCCTTTTCATTTTCATTCCCATTATCATTCCCATTATCATTATACATTAGGTTATGGGGTGGTTCGGGGGTGGTTAGGTCTTGGTTAGCTTGTGGTTCGGGGGTGGTTACGCTTTGGTTAGGCTTTGGTTTGCCACCCTTGCATCCGTTCTCGTATTTGCGCTGATTAGCATCCAGTTGCGGTTTTATGGATTCCCACACCGCACGGACGTACCTGCTCATATCGGGTTCACGTTGGTCAAGACCGTACTCTACTATTGCAAGGAATAGTTCAAGTTGCTCGCTGGTGTCAAGGTGTTGGATGCTCTTGAGAAAGGAGCGGTAAAAGATAAATGAATCACGCATAGGGTTTAAATAAAAGACCCCCAACTGAAGCGGTCAGTCAGGGGTCGGGGTCAATGGTAGACCTTTTCCAAAGATAACGTAAGCCGCTTACTTACGTCATCCACGTCACAAATATACATCAAAACGGCAGGTCATCGCCATCTTTTTCTTGAGCTTGTGCAGATTCTTGCCGCTCTTGAATCGGCTCAACCTTGCCTGACAGGAACTTTCTGCCTCCGTTAGCGGATTCTCGTATCCATGCGGAGAGCCGCATCTTGGTGCCATCGGGCAGAATGATGTCGCCCTTGTAGTCAGGACGCTTGGGGTTGTCGCCCTTGTCGTTAGCGAACAGGGAAAAGGTGTTGGGTTGGGGGGTGTAACTCATGGGGTTGGGGTTTGGGTTTAAGTAATTAAAAAAATCTTTAATAGGTACTAAATATCCGTTAGAGGTGTAATCATCACCTCCTGATACTATTCGATAGGATTCCATAAATGTAGCAATCCATGAAGTTGGCGCAATTAATAGTATTGGGTCAATTTTAAAAATATACCAGTCCGACTTTGTTGTAAGTATTCCGCTTTTTTTACCACGACTTTCAAACTCAATAAATACGTTTCCTGTTTCTACAGTTTGATAATCATGCTTTATTTCAATGGCATCCGATTGACCTACAAGAGATTTCCCAAATTCGTGTAAAAAATCAGTAACAGCTTGCTCATGTTCAATCTCCTTATTTAACGCTATATCAAAGCGGTTGTCTTTACCTTTTTCCATTAACTATTCGTTAGGGTCTTTAATTGGGATAAGGTGCTGTAAATCGTTGTTTTTCTTCGGGTCGAACCAATAATGGCAGCGGTGCGAGTACAGGTTGCCCGTGGCTCGTAGGTCGTTTAGGATGCGATAAACCACACGGATTTGCACGTTGAGTTCTTTGGCTAATTCGGTGGCCTTGTATGGCTTATCCATCAGCAGCAGGGTGGCGTTTAATCCAGCCACCCTGCCGATAAGTTGCACGCCTCGTTCTTTTTTTAGGTGCGATGGCTTGGTCATTACTTAAAGGTTACTGCGATGGACGGCTTGCTTCCCTTGGCTGGGCATACCGGAACGACCTCGCCTGTTGCCTCATCGATGACGGTCATCTTGCCTGCGTTGCGAAAGGCTGCCTTTAGCAGTTCCTCTCGCCCCTTCATCATGGAGTTGAGGGATGCCCATTCCTTGTCAACGGAATAGTCAGGGGTAAGCGCACCCTCCTTTAGCTGGATGTCAGCACCGAAGGCGGAAAAGGTTCTGCCGTTGAGTTCGGCCTCATCCCACACGACTTGCTCGGTGGAGCGTAGCACTTGCTCAAGTGCTTTGATGATGGCCTTGAGCCTAACGTGAGCGGCGACTGGGTTGACCTCTCCTTCTTCGATGCGAAGAATAAGGCCAGTAGCGATTGCGGAGATGTCAGATTTGCTAATGTCCGCTTTGGGTATTGTAATAAGTTCTTCGTTCATGGCATTTTGGTGTTTTCTTGTGATTCAAAAAGAAGGTGAAAGGTAAAGACTTTTCTATCCCATATATCACGCATGGGCATAGCGAAGGAGAGGATTTCGTTGCCGCTCATCTGCCACCAGTACTCGTGTTTTTGGAGTAGATTAATAAGGGCTTGCCCCACATCGGGATGCTCGGCCTTAATGTCGAGTATTGCCTTAAACACGTCGGCATTGCATTTTTCGAGTAGTGTCATGGCTTCTTGTATTTAGCGATTTGGTCTTGCAGGAACTTGATGCCTTTCTCATAGCGTGCCGGGGTCATGCCCTTGTGGTCTTGGTATTTAAAGCGCTGGTCTTCGGGCAGTTGCTCAACCAAGCGAATAAAGTCAGCCTTTAGCGTAGCCATGTCAAGGTCGTTGTAGGTTGAAACCAAGCCGAGGCGGTCGGTCAGGTCATCCATATTTGCCTGCTGGGCAATGGCCATGGACACCTCGTTGGCTGATGCAATGCTTGTTTCAATGCCGATACCCAATGCCGCAAGACAGCGACCGAAGGCAGAGGTTTCGCAGTTCTCAACGTAGGACGTTTTGTTTATCATGCTACTGGTACGGTCTTCGTGTGCGTGGCCTGTTGCCCGGATGCGGCCTTCTGCGTCACGGATGACGGCACGGATGCAGCAGCGGTCAGGTTGCAGGTCAACGAGTTCGGATTCGATAGACCAATCGGCGTAGGCTTTCTCGTTGCGAAAGTAGAGGAGGCGTTGGTTGACCTCGACGTACTCCTTGCCTTTGATGTTGGTTGTCTTAAACTTGTGCATGGTTTTTGGTTTAGAGGGTTTTGAGATAGGTGATGATAAAGCGGACAAAAATCCAGTAGAAGCCGCCAGCGATGGCGAGCAGGGTGACGAAGTGCATGATTGCGTCAAGGATGCGTTCAATCTTGTTCATGGTTAATTGGGTTTAGTGGGTGGAACAAAATGTGCGTTGGCGAGCCGCACCCCTCGGTTGGTTAAATACCGTAATAGGGGGAATGTGGGCAGCAAGAACAAATGCCCCTGCGGCAGTCAAGTTTCTCCTCTTGCCTTTTCTCCCACTCAAAAACAGCCCATTCTTGGGCTTCGCCTTTTCTTGAATAGCCATTCCAACTTTTTGAAATGGTTGGCATCTTTTCTTCAGCACTTGGAAGATTGAACCAATTTTGGGCTAAAAGCCATTCCTGATAGGATTTTGGCGTGCTACTGAATTGCTGGCCTTTGTATTTGCCGAAGCGGAGGGTGAAGTTTTGCATGATTATTGGGTTTAGTGTCCTGCAAAATTAATACCGCTATTTCCTATTTGCGACCTCTTGCGTCAAATTTTTTTTTATTTTTTTTTTTAGGCAATGGTAAAATCCCCCTTTTTATACATTTAAATAAGTAATTTTGAGGCATGACCTACTACTCCACCCGACCTGCAGAAGCCCTCACCAACGCATTGGAGCGG